AATTACAAAAGGTTCTTGACAATTGATAAGAATTGTTATAGAATACAATTATTGAAACTCATAGAGGAGTCTAGTGATGAGTAGTAATAGTGAAGGCCATGGACGTAATGAAGCGTTCTTGGAAAATGAAGTTCAGATGCTGACACGCAGAGTGAAAGCACTTGAGTGGGAGTGTGCAGAGTTGACAGTTCATCGTGACGAATTGTCAGAGCGAGTTAAGAAGCTTGCATCACGACAACCGGCATGGCCAAAGGGGTATCGTCCACAAAGGCGACACAACTCAAACCAGAGTCGATAAATGGTTTGCCGGAGTAGCTCAGTTGATAGAGCAGGCGATTTGTAATCGTCAGGTCGGGAGTTTGAGTCTTCCCTCCGGCACCATTTAGTTAGGAAATTACATGAAATATATAATAATTATTTTATCAGTATTGATGTTGATCAGTGTTGCACATGCTGATACTAAAGTAAGTGGTAAGAAGATTTTTAAAAGATGTGTCGCTTGTCATTCCTTTACAAAGACCAAGATCGGTCCACCATTAGGAAATATATTTGGCAAGAAGGCTGGTTCCGTAAATGGATTTAAATATTCCAAGGCAATGAAGAACTCTGATATAGTTTGGAATGATTGCTCCTTGGATAGTTTTTTGAAGAAGCCAAGAAAGTATATCAAAGGAACCAAGATGCGTTTTATTGGCCTCAAGAAAAAATCGGACAGAGAGGCTTTGATAGAGTATTTGAAAGAGAATCAAAATGATAATTGATATAGATTTTGAAACGTCTGATGCCATTGTCCAGGCCGAAATGTTTGACCAATATAGTACTCTTAAACAAGAAATTAAAAAACAAAAAACTATTGATAATCCATTGGATTATCAAAAAGAAGATTTGAAATATAATGAAAAATTTCTAGATGCTGTCAAAACGATGTTAAAACATTATACTGCTCGGTCAGAGTGGCCGAAAGAACTGAAAGATGAATAAGTGAAAGTAGAACTAATAGACCACATGGGAAGTGATTTATCGGTAGTAAATGCTGCCCGTGTTTCTTTTGCAAAAGTTCATACAGAATTTGATGAGAAGACTGATACCAAACTTATCAATTATCTTGCGAAACATAATCATTGGAGTCCCTTTGGTCATGCATCAATGCAATTCCATATCAAGGCACCTGTATTTGTTGCGAGACAGTTAGTAAAGCATCAGATAGGGCTGACATGGAATGAAGTGTCAAGACGATATGTTGATACAGAAGTTGAATTTTATGAGCCTACTGAATGGCGATTAGCAGCAGAGAATAAGAAACAAGGTTCATCAGAAGAAACGGTAGAATATAGTATTTCTCCAGCACATAAGTTTGCCAAACAGTGCTATGAGAATATGTTGGATTTGGGTATTGCACCAGAAATGGCTCGTATGGTTTTACCACAGAGTATGATGACAGAATGGTATTGGAGTGGAACACTATATGCGTTTGCAAGAGTATGTAATCTACGATGTAAATCTGATGCACAAAAGGAAACACAGAATGTTGGATGGGGAATCGATGAGTATGCAAGAAAACTCTTCCCCGCCTGCTGGAAGGCATTGCGAGATGAATAGAGCTCTTGTTATAGGCAATGGTGAATCCCGTGCATGGTTTAGACCACATGGCCATTATAGTAGAATTTTTGATAATAATATTATAACATGGGGCTGTAATGCAATCTATCGTGATGGAGCTGTTCATAATCTTGTTGCAGTAGATTATGCCATGCAACAGGAAATTTATGACTCTGGTTATTGTTTAGATAATCCAGAGTACGGTGATATAAAAAATGTCCACTTTGCGAATTGGAGTGTTGTTCCGGCAGAGGTGGCAGATATGATGTTTATGGGATTTGACATTCCAGAGACATTTATACATAAAAGTAAGAATCGAACTGATCAGTGTGTTATATCAGGCAAAGACCCTGCTACATTGCATGATAAAATTGAAACTGCTATTAAAATGAATCCAAGCTTGGATATGAATGATCTAAGGCTGAAAATGGAAAAGGATGTTGGAGTTTGGATTACCTATGTTGAACCGAATGATGATGTAGTTCCTATTGATTATCCTATAGGTTGGTCTGCTGGTAATACCGCATTGCATCTTGCAAGTAAAAATGCAGAAGAGGTTTATATTTTGGGATTTGATTTGAGCTCATATGACCAACCATTAAATAATATGTACAAAGGTACGAGGAATTATTTGCCTGCTGATGCAAAAGGGTTTAGTCCTCTTAATTGGTATAATCAAATGAAAGCAGTATTCAGAGAATTTTCTTTATATGACACTAAATTTTATCTGGTAGATTCTGAAATCAAATTTAATGAAGATAATGTATCCTATATAACAAAGAATGAATTGTGTGAGGAGCTAAAAATAGTATGACTGGCGTACCACTATTTCCAACAGGCCTGGTAAAGCAATACACAACACCTAAGTCCTTTATGGATGATTTGGATTTGTCCAGATTTACATTTGAAAAATTCAAGGGGCAAACTAAGCTTAGAACACAGAAATTCAATAATATACTTCTTCAGCCGGAATTCAAAGAGATAAGGGTTTGGGTAGAATGGTGTGCTAATAATTTCCTTGACAATATATTGAAGATGGATTATGAAGAATTCTTTCTTACAGAGAGCTGGTTGAACATCAGTGGTAAGGGTGGATATCAGAAGATACACAATCATTCCAATTCTATTATTAGTGGAGTGCTGTATCTGAAGTCTAAGCCTAAGCATCCACCTCTAGAATTCAAAAAGCAGAAGATGGAGTTTGAACCTTTTATTTCTCTGACAGAGCATTATAAAAAAGGTAATCCAAATACCGCAAGTACTTTAGCATTTCCTTGCACAGAGAACACTATGCTGGTTTTTAATTCACATCTGTATCATGGCCACGATGCAAGTGTATTAGAAGAAGAGCGTATTGGTCTTGCATGGAATGGTCTTGTCAATTTTGTAGAGAAGGATAAAGACCTATATAGAATACGGTTTGTTAAAGAAGAGACTTGACATTCCGTATAAAACAGTATATAATACAATAATTAACATACGATAATATACATTAACATAAGGAGATAGAATATGTCGTTAGCTCAAATGAAGAAATCTAATTCTTTGGATCAGTTGCTTGGTGCAGCACAGTCCGAGAATCAATCCCAAGAAAAGAAGTCCTATAAGGATGAGCGTTTGTGGAAGCCGGAACTTGATAAGACAGGTAATGGTTATGCAGTCCTTCGTTTTCTGCCCGCTGTAGAAGGTGAAAATATGCCGTGGGCAAAGCTTTGGAATCATGCATTTCAAGGTCCAACTGGTCAGTGGTATATTGAGAACTCTCTCACTACTCTCAACAACAATGATCCTGTATCAGAAATGAACTCTGCATATTGGAACTCTGGTGTAGAGTCTGATAAGGAGATTGCTCGTCGTCAGAAGCGTAAGTTGCAGTATTACTCTAACATCTATGTTGTGAGTGATTCCAGGCATCCTGAGCATGAGGGTAAGGTGATGCTCTTTCGGTATGGTAAGAAAATCTTTGATAAGATTATGGAGTCGATGCAGCCTGCGTTTGAGGATGAGACAGCGGTCAATCCCTTTGACTTTTGGCAGGGTGCGAACTTCAAGTTGAAGATTCGTAAGGTAGATGGTTATTGGAACTATGATAAGTCAGAGTTTGAAGCCCCATCTGCATTGTTTGATAATGATGAAGCGATTGAGGAAGTATGGAAGAAGCAATATGCTCTTAATGAGTTTACTGCTCCAACCAACTTCAAGTCATATGATGAATTGAAGACTCGTCTGAACATGGTTCTTGCCGGTACTACTACGGTAGGAAACGTGACAACTTTGATGGAAAATGAACCTGTTGCAGCACCTGTTGTTAACACTGTTGAGGAGCCTGCTCCTTCATTATCAGTTGAAGATGAAGAGGATACGATAGATTATTTTCAGAAGCTTGCTGAAGATAACTAATCTTTGAACTCTATTAGAATCCCCTCTGAGAAATCAGAGGGGATTTTTTTATGTCAGCATAACTTCCCTAACTATTGGGCTTGGATGTGTCATCTCTTTTGCTGCCACTTGAATATGACTATTATGGTTGATTTGTTGATTATTAGTACTAACTATAGGAGGTGTCATATCACCCGTTGTTGCATTGGTTGCTGCTCTTGATGCAGCATTTAATCCAGTTCCTGCTGCAGCTACAGCAGCACCACTGGTTGGAGTCACCGCAGTTTTTGTCACAGCTGCCGCTGGCGATGGCGTTCGAATCACCGGCGATGTTGCCTGAGCTAACTTGAATGCGCTTTCGGCCGGTGTTGGTACTGCACTACTGCTACGAAAGCGGCCTCCACCCATACGACTTTTTATAGCATCAGGCACATTAGGCACTGCCTTTGATGCTCCATCTAGTACACTCGTATCGGTGCCGACGCCCACCTTGGCGGCCTCTTCTGCATCTAGACCTTTACTCACCCAATCTCTTGCCCTCTTCTTATCACTGCCGGTTCCGAATAGTTCTTCGACCAGTGGTCTGAGGCCTGTTTCAGCGCCAAAGAAGGCCGCACCGCCGACGGCGAGGGCGGCGGCAAGCGCACCCCAAGGGCCTACACCAGCAGCGATGACGCCGCCAGATACCAAGGAGCCAACAAGAGTGGCTGCGTTGAATGCACCTAGTTGTACTATTGTTTCATTCAGCTGTTGAGTTGTATTGAGTGGCGCATCACCCTCATTTGGGAAACCGCCTGTATTATCTAACCAAATTTTATAAAGATTCCACCCCAAAAGAGTTGCTCCAGCACCTCGTAAAAATTTAGTTGCATATCTAAACATGGGCCCAGCTGCGCCAAATTTAGCTGCTAATGCCTGCCACGCATTTTGTGGATTTATTCTTGCTTCACCGGCCGCTTGAACTGCTGGAGTCACTGCTCCACCTCCACCACCCGACCCAGGCCGTCCTACAGGTGTAACCTTCACATAGGTTGGTCTTTGTCCTGTTGTTAGCTGTGCCTGCGTTTGTGGGCCCTGCGCTGGAACTGGCGTTGCTTGATATCTCTGGCCACCAGAAGAAAACCCCACTGTTCCCTTCGCCGGCGGCGCCAAAGCTTTGGCGGCTTTGCCAATATTGCCCAATGCAGTTTTTGCAGCACCTGGCAACTTTCCCAATGCTTTAAATAGTGCTACAACTGGGGCAACAAACAACCAACCAGTACCAGCTAGGTATGCTAATTTAAGGGCAGACATCAATGCTAGTTTTGGTGCAAAAACTAAAGCTAAAGCTCCAATGGCAAGTAAAAATGCGGTAATATTTTGTTTAAAAAAGTCCCAGGCACTGGTTTTACTTGGGTCTAAATCTTTACTCCAAAGTCCAAGCATCTCACCAATTTCTTCAAAAGCTTTCATGAAATCGCCATCCATAATAGCCTTGAAAATATTTTTTAATTGTTCTACTTTTTTTGGTAATCTCTCCACAACCCATTCTTGCCAATCTTTCCAAGTATCACCATCCAGAAAGTTAAGAAGTGCAAGAAGAGCTCCACCAAATGCTAAACCTTTTAGAAAAGTCCAAATTCCAGCAGCAGTTGTTCTTATTGGCCTAACAACCATGCCATCAAGAGATTTCGCCATTCTGGCAAAGAAATCTGTCTGTTTTTTAAAATTTAATTTGTTCTCTACATCTCGTTCTCTATCTTGTGATCCCTGCATATTAGGATCGACCCATGCCGCAATTCGTTGCAATAAAGATTTCCGTTCAGTATTGCCGCCTTTAACTGTTGTATGCAATTCTTCGACTTCATCATCAACTTTATCCATCCTCTTTTCTTGAATGAATGCATGATCCTTTCTCTGTAAAATAAAACCAGCGGTAACTTCTGCTGCATTATCTTTAAAAGATGTTGTTAATGTGCCTACTATGCCGTCAGATTTTTGATTGCTCTCTGCTCTCAGCTTATTAATAGACTCAGCGAGTTGGCCAGTTTGCTTAGAATCATCCTCTCGTTGCCGAGTAATTTCATCTTTTACTTGCTTAAGACCTGCTACAACTTCTTCATCTGCCATTTGACTATCCTATTTTTTTCCTTTGGGCAATGCGGAGCCTGGTTTACCAACATATAAACCAAAGAAGGCAGCACCCGCACCTACAATAGTAGAAATAAATGCTGCTTGTGCATTTGTGGGATCAGACAATGCCATGAACCATGTTGTTGCCGAATAAAATGCGTAGATGTATGCTAGCATAATTAGTCTAGGAATCAATCTGAACTTATCCATCATACCAGATATTTTATTAGACCATGTAGGCTCATCATCCCCCGCACTAGGAACAAGATCAGTTTTTAAAAGTTCATATTCCTTCGTTGTTTCTACTACTTTAACTGTATCTTCAGCCATTTATCCACTCCGTTGTTTTTCTTCTTCTATTCTTTTCTTTTCTTCTTCCAAATATTGCACTAGCAACCCAATATATATTTCCCTTTCCCACGGTATCATATTTTCCAATTCAGTTAAACTATAACTATGATGTTGCATCAAACCAAAATTGGTTTTATAATAATTAGTTAAAGTGTCATGAGAAAGGGCTAACCGAAAAAACTTTGCAGACCCTCAATCGGAATCTCCACCTTTTTCTTTGTCTTCGGATTTTTCGTTTCAACTATATGTATCAATTTAGGCATAGTTTCAAAGAAAACACCCACCTCCTCAAAATTTTGTGTTGACATACTTTCTATAAATGTTTCTAGCTCTTTCTCTGACATATCAACTCTATGATGAACAGTATCACCATCATGAATTTCATTAACGCATCGTTTTATCATATCAAATAAAGACCTAGCTTGACTTTCGCTATTAAACTCAGACATATCTTCAAAACGAGGATATCTCATCACTAAAGAAATGTCTTTTGTTAGTTTAATGACATTAGTATGATCATTAGACATTTGTATATCAACTTCCTCTAAATTGATATCAACATCCACGCTAGTCTTTTCATCATCAGGACATAGTAATCTAACAGTTACTTTTTCTCCAACTGATTTTCCTCTTATTCTCAAAAAAAGATATTCAACATCAAACACCGGCATCTTATACGGGTCAATATCTTCAAGAACACAATCGCTAAGAATTTGAGCTAATGTGTTTTCAATTTGTTTATCATCTTCAGATTCTTGAGCAATCATTAAAGCCTTTTGTTCTTTTACAAGAAATGGTCTATATTTTACTTGTTCTCCTGTTGATGGTAAAGTTAGTTCGTAAGTTGCATTATTAAGTTTGGGTAACGCCATATTTTTTCATCCTTTATTATAAATTTCTCAAAACCCTTGGAATATTACGGCTAATATTCCGTGACACTGTGTTAATCGAACTTTCAAATATTTCATTTAATAAATTACCTGATTGCCTAGTTGTATCTAAAGTATCCCAATATCTAAAAGAAAAAGTTACAGGAGTTTTTATTATTTCATTATTTGAACTATAATTCAAATCTATTGCTCCAATTGTTTTGGGATATGCATCAAAAAGTTTAATTCCGTATCGTCTATCATCATTCCTATCTAATAGATAAATTTCAATTGTGCTTACATAAGATTTATGATACTTTACATTCCAAGTTCTATCATTAAATGCTTTCCTTTGCCAGTCCTCAAAAAATGTTCTTTCCGCCAGGCCTGAGCTAGACTGAAACATCATAGTAACATCTTCTGCATAAGTCACACCATCAACAATTTGTCTAACGGGCCCGTAAATATTTGTGTCATCCAGAGTGTTCAGCGTGCGGCCTGGAAGAGTCACAGATTCACATCTCAAAGAAATGCTGCGCTTATCCGAGCCCCCTGTTAAGAAGCCTTCCGCAAAACTTTCAAATACACTAAACAATCCACCACCACTGCTAACCGGGCTTGGAGCAGGAGTAGGAAGTACAACTTCAAATCTATTTGGGTGTGCATATCCTTCATCAGAATTAAGATGGCCCAATATATCATTTAAAACACCATATGCAGCCCCTTCTATAAAATTAGCTAATTTTGCCATTAAATGAACCTCCTAGAATCTCTCCAAACATCATTTTCAGAACCCTTTTTAAATCTATGTACAGGAAGAAGTGCAGCAATTATAAATTCATCTGGATCAATTTTACGAAATTGCGATTTTGTATATCCAGACAAATATTTATGTATGGTTGGCTTAACTAAATTTACATTTCGTAAGTCGCTATAATCTACATTTAAAACAGTAGATTTATTAAAGGCAGAATTGCTAGTAAAATCTCTCAATTTTTCAAGAAGCCTGAGTCTTGCTTGAATTGGTAGATAATGAAAATTGATACCAAAAAATCCACCAGCAATGCCTCCTAATGGAAGAACCAAAGGAAAGGTATCATAATAAGGAAGCGTTTTTTTAAACTTAGGATCATAGAAGAACATATTCAAACTACCAAAAAATGGTGAGCCCGCTCTCTTGCCATCTCGAATCAAATCCAATGCGCCAGGCTTACCAAATTCTGCGATCTTTTGCCTATACCATTCAATTGATCTCGGCCGCCCTTTAGCCTCATCCTTAACTGCTTGTATGAATTTCGATACTGCCATAGGACTATTTATATGTAATGTTAAGATGATCCTCTGTTAAAATCTTAAATTCCATATCGTTATTATTGCACCATTCTACTGCATACTTCCACTTGGCCTCATTGACGCCCCATGTCTTAACTTCATTAAGCCATCTTTTGGTTTTTTTCTTTGGTTCTGATGTTGGTGGAGAGCATTGCTTCTTGGGCTTTACTTCTATAATGAATTTCTTAATTGTTCCATTATGCTGCTTTATTTTTATATAAAAATCTGGAAAATATCGATGTATTCTTCCATCCCAAGGAGATAAATAGGGTATAATGATTTCTTCGCTTCCCCATTCAATAACAGAATCATTGGTATCACAGTATACCATAAACTTACGCTCCCATAAAGAACGATAGATGATTTTTCGAACATCACCTTTATATTTTTTGGGTTTCTTTGGTATGTATCGGCCTTTGTAAGACATGTGTTATAAATAATATATATAAGGATATTTAGACATGGCATTAGATTTAAAAAGTGTTGCTCGAAACCAATTTGCTTCACGAACAAGCCGAGGGATTCAGAGTGGATTAACGAAAGTTGCTGGTAATATTCTTGGCAGTTCTTTAGGTTCTACTTCTCCCGTTAGCCAATCAATTATCGATGTCATGGATGTTGGCCCATTCGATACAAAGAAGCTTAGTTTCCCAAGTGATGTTGCAACTGATCCAGCCCAAGGGCATTACATCAATTTTTCAATTTATAAAACAGAACCAGCAAAAGTAACTGCCTCAAATGCTTTAGGAAAAACTGCCAAAATCAATGCTGCACAGATGGAATTGTTTGGGGGTATGGGTTCAGCTGCCCCTACCAATTGGACGCCAGGGGTTAGCCACGCATCGACCGCCGCAGGGGGAGATCAAGCCATCATTGGTGCAGACAAGAAAATGATGGAACCGTTGGCCAACTCGCAACGCTTCACTGACGCAAAAGACATTAGTAAGACTAACTCTATTCGATTACAAAGAAACCCAACAAAGAGTATTGGAACAAATATTTCACTTTATATGCCACCAAATATCTCTGTCAGTTATAATGCTGGCTATACAGATGAACCTATCGGTGCTGTAGCAGAATTAGGCATGAATGCTATTGATCTTTTCATGGAAGGTACTAATCCAGGCGAGATAACCCGTGAGCTCATGGCAGGCGGAACTCAAGCAGCAAGGCAAGCAATTCTTACATCTATTAATGCCGTAGCGCCTGGAGCAAGAGCGTTATATGCACTTGAAAAAGGTCAGATCATTACTCCACGCTTAGAATTAATGTTTAATAGTATGGGCCGAAGAGAATTTTCTTATGCATTTGTGTTTATACCAAGAGATCAAAATGAATCTATAGCAGTGGAGAATATTGTTAGAGAATTCAAATCAAATATGGCTGCAGACTATAAAGAGAATATGGGCAATATCGCCGGTATGCGAACAATGAGTATACCTAACATATTTAAAATAGAGTATATGTATCATGGAGCACTCAATACACATCTTAATACTATAGGGCATTGTGCCCTTAGAAATGTAGAGGTATCGTATGGTTCAGACAGATTTGTATCATATGAGGACGGATATCCACAAACAACTAAACTGTCTTTAAGTTTCTCTGAATTGGATATTGTTACTAAAACTGCTATTGACCAAGAGGGAAGGTAATCATGTATTTTTCAAAATTCCCCTATATTGTATACGACTCAGTTGGAAATGGTGAGTTTAAAATTGTAACAAATTTATTGAGAAGAGTTGCGGTTAGATCAAAAATTAGAGCCAATACTTCATTCTTTGATACCTATGATGTCAAAGAAGGTGAAACGCCTGAAATGGTTGCTCACAAACTATATGGTGATCCAGAGCTGCATTGGGTTATTCTGCTGGTAAACAATATCACAGACAGATATCATCAGTGGCCAAAAAATACCAACCAATTTCTTGCATACATCAATGACAAATACAGCAATGTTGACGCAACGCATCATTATGAAATATCACAAGTATCTGGAGATACTACGATTAAGATAGATATCGGCACAGACAACACTGATTATCCTACTGCTTCTATTGTTACTAATTTTGAGCATGAGGAAGCATTAGAAGATAAAATGAGGAGTATTAGATTACTTGATCCGGCATACCTGGGCCCATTTGTTGCTGAATTTGAAAGTATAATGGAAGAAAGTGTTTTATAATGGCTAAAGGTTTAGAATATGCTGGTGATTATGTCATAGAAAAATTAGAACTTGTTACCAGTGCTGGAGTAGCTGTTGATCTTCGCTCATTGTATTTGGGATTAACTCTATATGAAGATTTATTTTCATTAACAGTTACCGGCACACTCACAATACATGATTCCACAAATTTAACATCATTGGGCCCTATAATAGGCCAAGAGTATTTGTATATTAAAATTAGAACTCCCTTTGATAATACTGATGGCAGCACAACCATAGATTTTTCTGAAAATGCATTTATAGTACATTCTATAGTTAAAAGAGAAGCTGTTGGTGATAACATTCAGATGCTTGCATTGAGTTTTGTTAGCCAAGAGCTGATTAAAAATCAAAGACTTAAAGTTACACAAAGTTTTGTTGGTTCTTGGTCAGACATTGTTGAAAAAGTGATGACGGACCCAAATATTATAAACAGCAAAAAAGATATTGCCATAGAACCAAGTGCAGGCATAAAGAAATATGTTTCTCCAAATATAAGGCCACTTGATATTATCACTCTCGCAAAAAGACAAGCTGTTGCTGTATTTAAAGGTGAGCCCACATATTTATTCTATGAAACCTTGAAAGGATTTAATTTCAGGACTCTTGCGAGCTTATATAATGACCCAGTTCAGCTAACATATTCTTCAATGACTCCTGGCGCTAATTATCAGGACGGCATACTTGATATCATGAAAGAATTAAGCAATATTATTACGTTTAATATAGTTGCCAATAATGACAATATTGCAAATTATCGAACTGGTGTATATGGATCAAAGCTTATAACGCATGATATTATTGGTAAAACTTATACAACTAAGGTATATAATTATCATGATAATTTTACAAATGAGCATCATATCGTTGGTGGCGTTAATCAAGGAAATAAAGAATTTCCTCTTGCTAGTGAAATACTTGTAACTGAGGAAGGAAAGCGGGTTTCGGATTTCCCTGCAAGAACCTTCATGGCTCCAACATCTCTTGGCAATGGCGGCGCTGATTCTCAGCATCAGACAAAAAATAATACAAACCCTTACATGGCATACGATCCTCAAAAATGGCTACAAAGAAGAAATTCTCAAATGATACAATTAGAGAATGCTCTTAATTTATCTATAGAAGTGTTTGGAAATACACTAATTACTGTTGGGCATAAGGTGGAAATCAATTTACCTTATATGGCTGCTGTTGAATCACCTGACGGCACAAAAACAGACAAGTTTTATAAGGGCCCATTTTTGATTAAAAAAATTAGGCATGATTTTACTCCAACTTCTTCGCCACAACAACACAAGATGTATTTGAGTCTAGTTAAGGATTCCTTGGAAGAGGAATTGTCTGATGCAGGCCCCATCGAACCAGCAGCAAAATCTAAAAAAGTACAAAGTCAAGAATATCTGACATAACCAAAAGGAGACAAACAATCAAAAAAAACTCTCGTTCAATATCCAACAAATATCAGATGAAAAGGAAACTTAAAATGGCTAAGAGCAAGAATAGAATCAAAAAAATGACTTTCCAAACCCAAGATCGTAAGTATGAACCACTTTCAGAAAATGATAAATACATCATAGATGCCATAGGATATAGAAAACAAGAGTTAAGAGGACGACTTAATGAAGACATTTCACGAACTACAGGAGGGTCTGTACGACCCCAATATATTTAAAGCGTTCTTTCTCGCCGGTGGTCCTGGCAGTGGTAAGTCATTTGTCGCCATGAAGGCCACCGGCGGTTCTGGGCTCAAGTCGGTCAATTCAGATGATGCATTTGAACATATGCTGACAAAGGCGGGATTGTCTCTAAAGATGCCTTCGGGGGAAACAGAACCTAGAGATGTGGTGCGAGATAAAGCAAAAATAGTCACTACAAAAGTAGAAAAAAACTATGTTGAAGGTCGCCTTGGGCTTATCATAGATGGTACGGGTAGAGATGCAGAGAAAATATTGCGCCAAAAAGCGAAACTAGAAGGGCTCGGATATGACACATATATGATCTTCGTGAACACTTCTCTAGATGTAGCACTACAGCGAAATGCAGAACGTCCACGCTCAGTTGCAACCTCAATTGTAACTAATCGACATAAAGAGGTACAAGCGAACATAGGTAAGTTCAGTAATATGTTCCGGCAAGGATTTATCGTGGTTGATAATAACGATGTCCTTGATCTAAATGACAGAGAACTCTTTAAGGAAATATGGGATAGAGTAAAGATACTACTTCGCAAGAAAGTTAAGAATACACGGGCAAAAGGCTGGATGGCATCCGAGCTCGCCAAGAGGTCCAAGGGCCCTCAAGGAAAAATAGGAACTGGTCGCATTGCAGGCACCGGAACACTAAAAATTGATCCTAAAAAGAAAAAAGAAATTGCCAAGGGTGGTTTTCTAAAATGGGCAAAAAGAAACTAATTAAACGATAAGTGTTGCAAAAATACCACACCTTTCCTGAAATTCAATAAATCGACATTTGAGGTACGATTTTCCTTGACAAAACCTATTCCATATGGTAGCATAAGGTATAGTCAGAAATAAGGAAATCGTTATGATGAATTGCAACTGGATGTTTCGGAATCTTATGATCAAAAAGAACATGTTGAAAGAAGCAGGGATTGATACAGTCCCACTCGACAACGAAAATAAGGTCAACAAGGCATTCAAAGAGGCCGGTTTGGTTTTCCCGAAACTAAACAATCGTGGGGTTGCGTAATGTCTAATGAATTCAACTTCTTACATCCGAAGGTATCCGATAAGGATATAGAGCTTTTCGGGTTCACTGACGCACCAAATTGTTTCCATATAGAGGACGTTTGGACCATGGCCCATGTCATGCATATGGCAGGGGTCTTCCCTAGTGTCGGAATCGCCCGCAAACAAGGGTGGAATAAGCCCATTCCTGATGGATTTTCGGAGTTTACCGTGGGTAAGATGAAGAAAAAAGTTTGGATTCTCAATGAAATCAAGGACTTAGCGTGAAAGAATCTTGCGTAAAGGTGAATTAGCGACATATAATGTTGCGTAAAGGTCGTGAAAATAACAATAAAACTCTGAAAATAACTGTTGACTTTTGCTGTTGCGTGTGGTACTATTAGGTATAGTCAGAAATAAGGAGATTTGTTATGCGACCTGGCCATTCTGGTGTTGATATTAGATATCTTTCTAATCCTCATGCAATTGCGATAGAACTCAACAAACTTTATGATTGGAGCCCAGAACACCTCAAAAAGAGGTTTGGGAAATATAATTTTAAAACTGATTGGTGTGTTGCACTATATGAAAATTGTGCGTATAGTAAAAAATATCATCTCACTACTGGTTTCAAAGTTGTAAAAAGGGCAAATTAATGGTTGAACGGATTGAATTGAACAAGGGTGTGAACCTTGGATTCGAGGAAAAAGAGGGCCTCCTGATCGGCCGGCGGTGGGGATACGATATCCATTGCGAAAAAACTGCTCGGGAAATGACTGTTAACGTGTATGACCGGAAGAAATTCAAGACCGTCGCCGATGAGGTTCATCATCGGTATGTTGCGTATCTGGGACTATCTAAGCGGAACGGTGCGTGGCACGTTGATCTGGTGGAGGTCGATTCACGGTATAAGGGTAAGAAACTTGCCAATAAGTTGTATCGGTTCGTACTCAAGACCCTTGGAATCACTCTGATGGCCGGTTCTTCGCAGTCGGTTGGTGGTCGGTACATCTGGAATACCCTCGCTAAAGACCGGAACATCACGGTATACGCCAAAAAGGGTGTCTATTCGAAGGTTATTGACTTTCCCAAGGCGGGAAAACGGGAACTGAAAGGCAACCTTTTCAACCTGTATAACACCAAAGCTGCGATATATGCGGTTGCTGCGTAATATGAAAGCGGATAAAATATCTTGGTTAGGTCTGATTGGACTTATAGTAATTCTTGGTGCTGCTTACCTTCTTGGAGGTTAAAATAGTTCTTGACAAACCCTATTTTATGTGGTACAATGTATATAGAAATTGAGAGAGAAAGAGAAATCGATGCACACAGCTAAAGTAGTTAAGGATGATTGGTTCGCCACTAAGAAGTGGTTTATCGTCCTGGGTGATGGTTATGTTGCCAACACCGTTGGTTTCAAGACCAAGAAGGCCGCCGTTGCGGTGGTTGAAGAGGCCGGTTGGACGGTTGTTGGTGAATTTGCGGGTGCCGTCGGTGGTAAAGACGCCGGCGTCCTAACGAAAGTGAAATAATGGCTTATATGAACGTAGAAAAGAAGAACAAACTTGCTCCTGGCATCAAGAAGGTGCTTGCTGAGTATGGTATGAAGGGAACTCTTGCCAAGGATCGGTTCACTCTGAAGGTTAATCTGAAGGCGGGCCCGATTGATTTTGGTACGGATTATGTCAATGAGTATCATATTGAGAACCATTTCACTGGTATCGCCAAGGAATTTCTCCTGAAACTCAAGGATGCCATGATGGTCGGAAACCACAATAATACTGATCTCATGACTGACTATTTTGACGTTGGTTGGTACATCAAAATCAACATCGGTAAATGGGATAAGGCATACGAGGTGACAGGATGAAAACGGTAAAAGTCATAGCTGCTGGATGGTCTTCCAGAGGAAAAGACATGGGCGATTTGGTGAATGAGGGTATTCTGAAAAAGGATTATCATGGTGCTGATATAATTTGGACTAATATCTCTGATAAAACCATTCTGCCCGTAATCGTAGAAAACGAATACGATGTTATACATCCCGGCAAA